TCTAATCAACACCGCACCATAACAATCTTTCGACTTTGCAAATTTTATCACATATGCATCGCCTTTGTCAAGTCTCTGTTTACGATATCCAACATCACTCAACTTATTCAATCCACCAAACATCACCGTATCGAGAACCTCGGTGGCAATGCTTTGTCGTGGACCCATACCTTCAAGATACAACATCGTAACGTTCCTTGTAACGTGGTTCTTTCTTACGCTTGTCTTCAACTACACGTTGACGATACTTCGGTGTAAGCAAGTCTTTTGCTATAGGGTCACGCTTACGAAAAACAATTTTAATCTTCGCCGTAGTAGCCATAATCTTCATCGGTACCCATACCAGCGGAAGTCATCGCACTGTCAAAGTCACCGTCCATTGATTCATCATAAGAGTCATCATTATACATAAAATTCTCTAGGGCGTCAAGTACAAATTTCAGAGGCATACCGGTTTGATTTGAAATCTCCTGTTCGGTAAACCCTGCAACATACAATTCTTCAATCTCTAACAACAAGTCAGCCATCTTACTCATACGTTTTCCTTAATCGTTGAAACCTAGATTATACTCCATCATCAGCATTTTTGCAATGTTGATGTACTGTCTTGCATCATTCGAACTACCGTGTGCAATCATTTCTTGTGCATCGGAAAGGTAACTCGCAATTACCATACCGGGACCAGACAGTTTCAGTGTAATCGAATCTTCAATTGATTCAAGAATTTCTGCCTTTGTAGCACCGTATGCTTGAATCTCCCAAAGAGTTTGTTCATTCGCTGTTCTCATTACCTAGTATCCTTATCAATCACAACACAGTTGATTATACGCTCTTTTCAGAGATTGTCAAGACTTTTTTTGGCAATTGTTGTTATTCTGCAACAGGGGCAAACATTCTACGTCCGTCAATCATGAACCGTTCGAATGCTTCCATGGTACGTTCGGAATACACCATCTTACCATACTTCTGGATGTCCTGCAACAACTCCAAGAAACCCATGCCCAAAAACTCACGCTCTTTTTCTAAAACATTTATTGCAGTTTCAATTTTCATTGTCAGCCTTTACAGTAAGTCAACCTGAACTTGAATGCTTTTGCTTTGCATTTTTTCATCGTAAAACGTATAGGTCGTGGCAAGTCCCATCGTACCAGTACGCACACAGGTTTCAATCGCTTGCCAAACGGCAACTCGTTGATTGGTAAACACAAAGCGGTCTTGCAAATCTTTAACGGTCATGTACATACCAACACCGTCAAGAATCACACGAACTTTTTGAGAATTATTCAAACCCCAAATCAATTGTTTTGTACGCATTTCGATTTCCTTATTACAGATAGAGAGGACCTGTCCAGCGGATAGTGTATCCACCGTCCAGAATGTTACCACGTGCGGCGTTACGTGCGGGAGCCGCCCAACCAGCCGCTTTCAGAATGTCACCTTTACGGAACTTTTTGTCCGTATCGGTCTTCACAATGAAACCCCAAACAGAGGAGCCAGTCACCACTTTGATGTATTTGCTACCTTCGTCAATACGAATGCCGTTGATAAACTCGTCAAGCATACGTGCCTGCACTTCGGTGCGAGGCTTGCCACTCAGGGTTTGCCAACCTTCGTAGTCGGCAATAATGTCATTTTTCAGGGTTTCAAGTTTGTCAACCAAAGTATTCATTCTGTCAATCTCTCTATATCTCTCAATCGATAACTCTATTGTACAGGTATTGGAGGGTATGTCAACAACTTTCCACATACTTGACTAAAAAATAGGGGTATTTGTTGCATAAAAACAACAAAATTAGGGCGGTTTTGGGCGGTTTTTCGCTCTAGGGTGGGGTCAGAGTATCAGACCAACAAAAAAGCCGCCCAAAAGCCTTAAAAACGGCTCTTGGGCGGCTCAGGATTGACTAGTTTTTAGCCTAGCGTACCATCTTCGTCATCGGCAATGGCGTCATCTAGCGGTTCTCCACGTGCGGCTCGGTGTGTATCGCATAGGGTTGAAATCCAACCATGGCTATTAGCCTTACCGGGTGCACCACATTCTTCACAGGTGCGGTATGACATTGATTCTGCCATACTAGCCATTCCGCGGATACAATCGTCTCCACCATCGTAGTAGAATCGCAGACCGCCAAACTTTTCTTTCACTTGACTAGCAACAACTTGTCGCACCGCAGACTTTGCTTCACGATACGTGCCACGTTCGATTGCGGAATCAGCATTTTTGATTGCCCACTCATTTGGCGGACCATCATTGTACGTGAAATATCGTTCAAGCGCAGAACGGTCACCATTCAATGCTCTCTTCAAAGCACGATTAAAACGTAGGTCGCTCAGCCGTTGCTTACGTGACCAATCGATATGATGTTGAATGTTGCCGCACAGGGCATCAATAATATTGAACCAACCATCACCGCAAGAGAACCCCCAACACATGCATGTATGCGTCATTGGAGCATAGCGGTCACGAAAAATCTTAGGGTACTTCTCTACAAGTTTCTTATCAAGTTCTTCACGCATAATATATTCTCACTTAGTTATTTCATTCCGAAATCATCTTCAAACTCTTCAAAGTCATCTTCATTTATATTGCTTGGGTCCAAGAATCGGATTTGCTTTTTAAACCTATCCTTCTTCTTCTGAGACTCGTTTACAGTTTTGGGTTTCTTTCGAGGACGGTCTTCATCCTCGTAGAAGTCACGAAAGCCGCTATATTTCTTACTCTTGTTTGACATGATTGTAACAGGTTACGCTTCTCCGGCGAATAGTTCGGGAAATACTTCCTCGACAAGTTTACGATTAAAACCTTTATAGGTCAACTTTTTGTTCTTCACCATCAGAACTAACTTGGCTTCTTCAGGTGAAAGTGCCTCAAGCATGTCGATGAAAATTCGTTCACGCTTGACCGCATTCAAACCGTTGTTCGGTAAGAAGTATTGGAACTTTCGCATTTCTCGTGGAAGGCGATTGTGTCCCATGCCAGCAGGCGTTTCCATTTCATTGTATGGGGGGTCACCAGCAGGCAAGTCAAAATTAACATCTTTACGATATGTGTACTTCAACAACTCTTTCAACTGAGGCGTCAAGTTTCCGATTGCCTTAAGTGCAACAGGTCGCTTCGCCGCAGGTAACTCAGAGATATGTTGAAAAATCTCTGGCATAGTCATCTTGTCCAAGTCAATAGCCATTCTTAAAATTCCTGTATATGTTCCATCAGCAGTTTCAGACGATGCTTAATGAAGTAGTTAAAAATCTTATCACGCCCGTTTTGCGGTGCGTTCTCATATGTTTCTAGAATCTTCGCCTGAATGTCTTCGGGAACTTTGCTCAAGTCAATCAATGCTTCGTTACGCTTGTAGTTTCGTAGCATCACTTCATTGCAAAATTCTTCAGGTTTTTGTTCCAGCCATATATTTAGTTTTTTCTCAGTTACAGGTTTCTGGCGGGTATCAGTTACGAATACGTCATCGCCAGACAGAAAGTTAGGGATGCCGTCACTTCGGTCGCCTTTAAGAATGTGTTCACGCAGGAACTTGTCAGGGTCATCGCACCGCAAGAACTTTTTACCCATAGGGCTGTATTGCTCCACGTTAGCAAATTTCTGCAACTGCATGAAGTCCTTGTCGCTAGACAGAATCAAAATACGTTCGGTAGAATCATTCATCAACTGTACACCAAACTTGTGGCACAGAGTAGCGATAACGTCATCCGCTTCGGTCTTGTCAACTTGAACGACACGATACGGCATGTTCTCTTTCAACTCATCACGCACTTTGTTTAGCGTTTCGAAAATCAGATTCCAATCGAACGGAGATTCTGCACGGTCTTTCTTACGACCGTATTTGTAGTATGGAAAAAAGTCACGGCGCCAGTATTTCTTGTCATCACTACAGATGACAATTGTGCCATACTTTTCTTTGAATTTTGTGTTGTACATACGGATGCTGTTCAGCACCATATGGCGAATCAAGTCTTCATCAATCTGATTTGCCGCATTCGAATTAATCTGCATCATCAGATTTGAAATCATCACTTGATTCAAGTCAATGAGAATCATTATAAACCCTTAGTCTTTTGTTACTTTGAGGATAATTGTATCAGAATTCAACCGACCTGTCAACTCAGACGCTTTAGTAGACAATGAATCCATAATCTTTCGCAACTTAATCTTACCGCCTTCCATAACCTCTTTGATAGTCACGGCAGGTTTGCGTAGACGTTTGCCAACGGAAGTTTGTTGATTGAAGTTTTGAATTGTAGTGCCTTTGATAGTGAAGCCTTTTGCATTGTCGGCAAAATATTGTGCAAGCAATTTGGTCTTTGTATTGTACGTCCACAATTGGGTAGCACCAATAATCTTTTCTGGCGCAACGCTCACCAAATTCAACTCGGCAAATTCTTTGAGATATGCAACCTTTGCAACTTGTACAGACAAAGGCTTTTCTTTTACTTTGCGTTTCTTACGTACAGGCTTGTTAGCCTCAGCGCCAGCATTAGCGGCAACCACAATGCTATCAAGAAATTCTTTGTACTTACGCAACTGAACTTTCGTGAAGTTTGAGTAACCTTCTTTCAATTGTTCATCTTTAGTGGTCATCACTTCTTCAATGTATTTTGATTGTGTGATAAACACTTCGCAAATTCTCTTCAGCACAACGGAAGACAATTTGCGGGAACGGAAATATGAATTCATATCAGCGGCATTCTTACAGCCACTCATAATGAAATCATCAACAAGACCTTCAATCTCACCGGCTTCTTCACTTGCTTTTTCACGAATACGGTCTTGAATGTTTACTACAGGCGCAGAAACTTCTGCCGTTTCTTCAACAGCAACTTTAATCTTCTTTGCGTTTGCTAGAACTTTTTTGTATTCCGTTTGGAAAAATTCTTTGAATCGGTCAGAGGGTTGATATCCGTTACTAATCATACGTGCAATCCATCCCAACTGAATCGGGAATGAATTCTCGTTTACTTTAGAAACTGCATCAATCTCTGCCTTTGGTCGTGCGACACCCTTTACATACTCAAGCAAAAATGTCTTCGCTTGCTTTCGGTCGCAGAAATAGTTATACCAATTAAGTGCGCCAATCTCGGCTGACTTGAGATTTTCAATGGACTCTTGATTTGTCCATGTGGGTTCTTCACCCGCAAACTTGTTATCACCGCCGGTCGAAATTCTCGACAACTTCATTGTATATCCTTACAGTTTAAATGCAATGTTTGTGATTGAATCGAAACGGAATGAACGCCATTCGTTTTTATCCAAGTCAAGCACAGACAAGACTTCCTCGTTCACCGCTTTTGTGCGGTCAGTTTTCTTTTCGTATTCAGGCAACTTACTTTCTTCAAGTGTCGCATTCATAACTCGCATTGTACCATCTTTCTTTTGGAAAGTCAATTCAACGGGTCCTGCTTTGAGGTGGCTCGTTAGCCAAGTACGAAATTTCTTTTGCTCTTTTGCTTCGGCAGTTTTGTACCAAGTAGAGTTTTCCATAATCAAGTTCTCCATGTTAATCTAAACCTTCTTCACTTTCAAATTTTTTAATTGCGTAGAGGTGGTCATACAACTCCTTTACACCTCCGATATAAGTGGTGTCTTCAAATATATGTGGCACCACATTTGTTTCTGGCACTAATTTTTTTAATTGTGTTGGTGTGTAGTCTTTACCCAATACAAAAAATTTATAATGCTTTCGACAAATTGTTAATAGTGTTTCCGCTTTCTCTGATGCTTTACTGTTTAATGCTCCGTATACGTAATACATTATTTCCCCGAATAGACTTGCACATAGTCACCCGGTTCATAATCTATAAAATCGTGCATTATTGTTCCACGAAACTCATAAGTTACTTGATAACCCACAAGCGCCTTTACCATTATTGGTTCATCAACTTTGCGACAGTAAAATTCCTGTTCAGAATTCATAGGAGAAACTCGAAATATTTTCGATTCGCCTTTTCCGTAACCCATATAGTGATACGGAATACCTGTTCGCACACAAACATTTTTTGTTCCAGCCTTGGCAATATTCTGATAAACAGGTTTCTTACTCAAGACTTTTGCCGCCACAATGCCGTTAGTAGTATTCAAATCTTCTACAGATACTACCTCAGCATATGCCGTGCTACAAATTAAAACACTTGCAACAATACTATGTATGATTTTATTCATACGAATAGATGCGTGTAACAGTTTTCAAAGTTATATAATTGCCAGGTTCGCTTTTCATACGTGTGGTTCTCAATTGACCATTATACTCGAAAGTCACATTATATGCAACAATCTTTACGTATGATTCTCGGTCGTGGTAAGTAGTGCAACGCTCTCTGGTCTTTGTTGCATTGTCGCCAATCATAGCGCCAGCAACACCGCCTACAATTGTACCAACATCCTTATCTTTGGCAATGTTACGACCAACAACTCCACCTATAACAGCGCCAGCAACGGCACCAGAATTATCACGCTCTTCAATTTGATAGCATGATGTTCGTGGTACCGTATTGTATGCGGTTACTGTAATGGGGTCAACAGAAACTACCCTTGCACTAGAAAATGCAACAATCTCATTTGCCAATGCAGGTGCAGATAATGCAATCAATAGTGCAGGGAGTATTTTTTTCATGTTTACTTTCCGGATGCTTGACGTAGCAAACCACCAACAGTTACTTGCAACCACGCAAGTGAAAAGATTTGTGGCATGTCAGTAGCAATTGCAGTGCCAAACAATGTATTAATCGCAACAATAGAAACGTATGATGAAATCAGCGCAATAACACCGACCACCAATACAATACCGACAATGAAAACAATCAATTCGGTTCCAGTTTTTGCTTTTAGATTTACCATAATTTACCTTTCAAAAAGTATTCAGACTTGGTTCAAAAAACGCAATCAATTCACGTTCGGCTTGGTGTGCATTTTTACGACCACGCACAATATCAATCACCTCATACTGCCAATCACAACCAGAAAGTTTACGCAAGGCATTACAAAAGTTCCAGTTTTTGTTTTCGCACTTAGCACGACTAACGTGTTTTTGCCAACGAATTTTGACCGACTTAACGTATGCTTGACCTAACGCCACAGTCAGTCCAATATACGTATCACCAGTATCAACGCACGTAACTCGGTACAGCACGTGATTACGGTCAGAACGTTTTTTTCTCATATGCATACAGTATAGCACACTAGGACCGCTTGTCAAGCACTTTTTTGGCAAAGTTGCACAAAAACAACACAAAATACCCTTTAAAATCATTAAGTTAGTGATTACTAACGTATTACATTTGATTTAAGTCAATGGTATACTAAATAAGAGGTAGATTTTTGTTAACAAAGGAGTAATCATGGCAGAACAAACACAAGAAAAAAAGCCATTGTCACGTAGCGAACGTGAAGCACAGATTAAAGACAAGGCAGGATGGGTCATTACTGTTCTAGCCGCATTACTCGCAATCAATACTTACATTGCTAATGGCAATTCAAGTAAAGTTTTGAACAACACCATCAAAGCAAACGATACATGGGCATTCTATCAAGCAAAGTCCATCAAACAAACGCTCGCTGAAATGGCACGTGATGATGCATTATACAGAAAAGAAACTGAAAAAGCAAGTAAACTACAAGCAAAAATCGACCGCTATGAGTCAGAGCCTGCTACTGGAGAAGGCAAAAAAGAACTCATGGTAAAGGCTAGAGCATTGGAAGCGGAACGTGATGAAATTCGCAAAAAGAGTCCATGGATGACATTTGCTGGTTCATCTTTCCAGATTGCTATTGTTTTGTTGTCTGCAAGTATTCTTGCGGTGAGTATGCCTTTGTATTGGGCTAGTATTGTGGTTGGCGGTCTTGCATCGCTACTCATGAGTCAAGGCATTTGGCTTTGGCTGCCCATTGTAATTTAATTCAGGGAGTATATCGGTGAGCAGGATTCTTTGTTATGGAGTAAAACAACAAAAA